ACTCTGAATTTCAGCCGTATCTGGTGCAGCGATGGTGCAGTATGTACTCCCCTGAAGTAACTGTATTGCTTAACCAGACAAGCAATGTTCATTGGTCTACGTTACAGAGTAATTCTGAATGGTTTAACTATCTACATAGTGTTGTACCTAAAACTAGATTTAAACGTATTAATTACATAAAGAAGAAGAAAGATACTGAAAGTAAATCCGTACAAAAACAAACTATACAAAAAGTTGCTAACAATCTTGAAATTTCCAGTAGAGAGGTAAGTTTGTATATAGAACAATTTAATTTAAATTTACCAAATGAAAAAAAGTGAAATCGCTTTAGAAAAAGCAACAAAAGATATGAGTAAGTCTGATCGCGAAAAAGCGTTTCAGGCTTATGAAGACGTGGGTACTAATTTGACTAAAGGTATGGTGCGACTCGAGGACTATACCGGTAGTGATCTTAATCTTGCTAGTTGGCGCTTGACCGCTGTATTAGACGACATTTTAATGTGTCAATTTGCTGATACTAACGAAGATGGCACGCAAATTATGCGTGGCGGGATTTTTGTACCTATCAATGTTACTCAGCAAGCTTGGCGTGTTGCAAAAGTGCTTTTAGCAGGTCCTCGTGCTAAAGTTAAACCAGGCCAGCACGTTATTTTTCCGAGCACATTTGGTCTAAAGGCTAGCAACATAAATAATCTTAGACATATCGTCTTCTTAAACGAAGACCGTATTTTTGGTGTTGCTGAGCCTGAAGAAACTAAATGAGAGTATCCCAAACAGCTTTAACAGCTTTACTTAATAAAAACGCCGTAGAACTTAGATTTCTACGGCGTCGTCCTATTGCCGGCTCACCCCCTACCCGTAGAATGCTTGCAACTAATGATACTTTACTCTTAAATAGTACAGAAGGGAGAGTAGCATTAAATTTTAAACCTGCTTCAGGTAGACTTAAGTTTAATCCTCAACAAAAAGGATTAGTACTGACATGGGATATATTTATGCAAGATTACAGGCTAGTACCTTCAGAATCCGTAGAGGTGGTTAGTGTTATACCGACAACCCCTCCGGATGAGTTCTGGAAATACTTCAGTGAGGTATTAAGTAAGATGTCTGCAACTGATAAACAACAGTTTATGGACAAATAATATGTATGATAATTTAGATAAAGCTATTAAACCTTACTTTCTTAAAGATGTAATATTTTCTTTAAAAAACAAACCCTACAAAAAAGGTAAGCTTATCAATTATCGTTTGTCTGGCTGTTACATTGCTTTTATTGTTAACACTGAAAAAAAGAGAGAAACTTTTGAAGTGCCGTTTCCTTTTGCTCTAGAAGAAAAAAATAATCAAATTATTTTTGATTATCGGCTTGAAACTTTAGCTGAGCAAGATTTTGAATTACTGGTAAATTTAAAATCAACATCGAAAATTAAAAACAGCAAATTTTATAACGCAGTACTTGCAATTAATAAATTGAATTAATTGTAACCTACTCTATTATGTAAGGCTGATGAAACTTACTAAGCCTTTGATAGAGTATTTTCCTGCCGGCTTTACACCAAGGAGCCACCAGGTACAGGGCTTAGAAAAAATAGAAGCCGCTGTCAATAAAGGCGCAAAATTTATTATAGTTCAAGCACCGACTGGTTCAGGTAAGTCGTTTATTAGTAAGACGCTTTCAAATACTACTAATTGCTGTCATAAAGATTATGAGCAGCTAGTATTTAATTACCATGCTTATGACGAAGACTACGCTGGAGCTATAGCGAAGTTGCCGTCTCACGGGCTGTTTGCTCTTACTACCACTAAAGCATTGCAGAATCAGTATAAAGACTTATTTAATGAGTCTTCTATTTTTAAAGGTAAGAGTAATTACCAGTGTGAAGTCGATACTAGCTTTACTACAGAGCACGCTCCGTGTTTGATTGCTCCAGCGCAGAAAAAAGAATGCTGGGATCAACATTGCTGTCCGTACTATGAAGCGCGTAATAGCGCATTAATTGAAAACTTCACGGTACTAAATTACGCTTCATTTTTTAATCTACCTGACCATCTTAAAAAGCGACAAATAATTGTTGCAGACGAATGTTCAGAGCTAGAAGACGAAATAGTAAAATACTACTCAGCTGTTATTGATTACAAGCGATTAACTGTTAATGGAATTGAATATGATAAATTAACTAGTGAAACGCCTGCTAAAGCGCTTGGTTGGTTGACTGATCTTGCTGAGTCTGTAAAAGAAGTTATTGAAGCGCATAAAGGACGCGCTCGATATGAAAATAATAAAATAGAACTTATTAAACAGCAGTTTAGAAAGGACCTTTACGAGTCAATTATTAACATTATTGATCATTGGGATAAAACTCAGTATATAATTGAAAAAGACGTGGAAAAAGCTATCTTTACACCGCTTAAAATTGACACTCTTACACATTGTTTGTTTGATTACGCGGACGTTATTGTATTGATGAGCGCGACTATAGTAGATAAGAATATTTTTGCAAAAACATTAGGTATTAAAGATTTTGAGTATGTTGAGTTTGACTCTACTTTTGATCCTAAGAAGAGCCCTATTTATTGTCATAGCAAATACCCTCTTAATTACAAAACTCTAGATACTCACCTACCTAATGTAGTTGAAATTGCACACACTATCGCTGAAAGTCATAAAGGCGAGAAGGGTATTATACATACTCATTCTTTCAATATTACCCAAGCTGTGCAAAAGAGGCTTAAGGGTAAACGCTTTTTATACAGAGAAGAAGGTACTACTAACGAAACTATTATTAAAGAACACGGCATTCGTAAGGACGATACCGTTCTCGTAAGTCCTTCTCTTACTATGGGTCTAGATCTTAAAGGGGATTTAGGTAAATGGCAAGTTATTATAAAGATGCCGTATCCGTCTTTAGCAAGTAAGAGAATAAAAAAACTCTTCGAAGTAGATCCAAAATGGTATAAAATGAAAATGTTTATCTCTCTTATTCAAGCTTGTGGTCGGTGCACACGAAGTGCAGAGGATGAAAGTATAACCTATATATTAGATGGTGTTTCAGCTAAAACTATTATAGAAAATAGACATATTTTACCTAAACACTTCTTAGACCGTATAATGTAAGTAATAATGTGCAGAAGTATACATTTCACTGGGAAGTAAAGGATTTATTAACCCAATTTTTACAGGCCTTTGACGGGGCTATAGTAAAACGGTATGATAATGCACGCGTTGCTGGTAATAACGTCGCTGTTAGATATGTGTATGCCCCTAAGCAGAGAGTGTTGCATGATTTAGTTAACAAAGCGCAGCATATTACCTTACCGGCTATTTCTTTTTGGATTACAGCTATAAGTAGAGATAATAATAGAGTTTTTAATAAACTTGAAGGGCAATATTGGACTAATACTACTACTTCTGTTTATAATACTAGTTTTTCAGATAAAAACTTACAACCGGTCCCGGTTAACATAGAAGTTAGCGTTAGTATATTAACTAGATTTCAAACAGATATGGATCAAATTCTTAGTAATTTTGTTCCATATAGCGACCCTTATTTTATTATTTCGTGGACAAGAGATGGAATGCCGGGTCTAGAAATACGCTCAGAAGTTTTATGGAGTGGCAGTCTTGCAATGACTTACCCCATTGAACAGCAAAGCACTCAACCGACTCGAGTTATTTGCGACACAAGCTTCACAATTAAGGGGTGGCTATTTAAGTATGATGCAAACCCTGTAGGTAGAATATTTAAAATTGATACAAATTTTTACCCTGTTTCGGGTACACCTACCCCGCAAAATATAGATTATTTAGTCAATCCTGAATTAACTGAATCTTTTACTATTTCAGCTGTTCCTGTTGTAGCGTATAGCTCAACTTGGTTTGCGCCAAGATCTCTATCAGGTACAGTAGAGATATATGGAGATATGTACACCCATACTAATAATGTATATCTCAGCGGTAGTTCAGGTATGTTCGCAAACACAACCACTATTAATCCTTTTTCAGCTTCAACTAGTCTCTCAGCCTCGTACCCAGCCTTAACAGGGGTAGCAGCAGCGCTAGATTATTACGTGGTTAGTGATAATAAAATGACTATAACTTACCAAGCTCCAAGCGCAACAGGCTTTTTTGATATTATAGTTGTTAACGACGCTGGCTATACAAAATTATCAACTGGTTCATATAACCCCAATTTTACCACACAATACCCTTATGTGTCGGGTATACAAGTTGTTTAATTTATGCCTTTAGTAACTCAAGGATTAGTTAATCAATTAGACGCCCAGTATGTACAAAATTCAGGGCAGTTTGTTGATGGACAAAATATAGTGGGTGCGTTTTTACCAGACACTGTTGATTCAGCAGGGTGGTATGGTATTGACGGGTATGATTGTATTCTTAAATACGATGCTTTATATGATAAACCGGCTTTTCGGTTTAAAACTGGGGTTTTAACACCAAGAAATATTTTAAATTATCTTAATTATACAAATTTAACCGTATTAATTTGCGCACGCCGAGGTGGCCCGGCTTGGAACAATACATGGATGGGGCTGTATAGTTCATGGTATAATTATAACAGATGCGGAGCTACAATATTAGCTATAACTGATAATAATAATGATTTAAGCTTTACTAACTGGGGTACTTATGGCGGAACAGTAACTACTCAATCTACTAGCGCAATGGAGCTGGATAAGCCTTATGTTATAAGCTCTACTTTCACTTCAGCTAATTCAGGAGAGTTTTATACTAATTCAACTCTTACAGGGAATTTTTCTCTTACTAAAGACCAAGGTTATTTTGGAGTTGGTGGTTTATTACCTGCAAAAGGATCATTTGTCGGGGATATATTTGAAGTATTAGTGTATAACAGAATTTTAACAACACTTGAAATACAAGAATCTTCTCAGTACTTAATTAATAAATGGTTTTTTCCGTCTCCATCCCCTACCCCAACACCTACAGTAACACCTACTAATACTACAACACCGACTACCACTCCAACCCCTAGTACTACTACAACCTTAACCCCTACCCCATCGCCTACCTCTACCACAACCCCTACCCCTACCACTACTTAACAATAAACATAACATAAATTAAATTAGCAATTAAGAATTGGTAATATTAAAAATATAGTTTATAATAAGAACGTAATTGTAAATATTCTAAATGGCCGACGACGTAAAACCTAATTTTTTTACTAAAGCTTTTGATAGCTTTGTAAGTAAGCTTCCTTATACAAGTAATACACAGGTTATTACGGATATTAAAAGTCTTAACCCTAAATTTGAAACCTTCTATCAGGTAAGTTCTTCTGCTAAAGAAAAGCTTTATAACCAAGCAGTTTCAACATCTCACGACAAAAATAACGTTAACATACCTACTTTAGATGGTATTGTTATTAATAAATCCTATCATGATTTTCTTTACGCTTTAATTGATACCGATAAACCAAAAAGACTAGCGGATTATCGTATTATGGCTTCTTATGCAGAAATTAGTGCTGCTCTAGATGAAATTTGCGATGAAATGCTAGTAAAAGACGAAAGAGGTAAGTACGCTAATTTAAAAGTTGCAGATAGCAAAGATGAAATTATTGTAAAAGAATTACAGAAAAATTTTAGTCAGATTGTAGAAATGTTTAATCTCGAAAATAAGGGATTTGAATATTTTAGAGCTATATTGATAGATGCTGAGCTCTTTTTTGAGAATGTAATTAATGAGAAGAAAAAAGACGCAGGTGTTATTGGGGTAGTTCAAATTCCCACTGAGCACATTAACCCTATTTACGATAACGTACAAAACATGTTAATAAAGGGGTTTATGCTACGTAAACCTGTAATTGACACTTCTACAAATAATCGTTACACCGCTAAACAAGAACTTATACCTTTAGACCGCCATCAAGTAACTTATTTTCATTCTGGCACCTGGAATGAGCACAAAACTATTCGTCTTCCTTATATAGAAATAGCTCGTAGAGCATATAAGCAACTTTCTCTTATTGAAGATAGTATTGTTGTTTATCGTTTAGTAAGAGCGCCAGAGCGTTTAGTATTTAAAGTAGACGTAGGTAATATGCCTGCCCCTAAGGCAGAAGCTTATATTAAACGCTTAATGCAGTCCTACTGGTCTCGTAGAACATATGATTCTACACAAGGTAATTCTATTAATGTTTACGACCCGCAGAGCATGTTAGATAGTTATTGGTTTGCTAAACGCCCAGATGGCTCCGGCACCGATGTAACCACTTTAGCGGGAGGCCAAAATTTAGGTCAGCTAGATGATCTTAACTATTTTGTTAACAAACTCTATAAAGCATTAAGAGTACCTACAAGCCGTCTTAATCCTGAAACTAAATTTGCTGATGGTGCAGAAATTCTTAGAGAAGAACTTAAATTTGCTAAGCTTATTATTAGATTACAGCGTCAGTTTGCTTCAACTATCAAAGAAACCTTCATTACACATTTAAAGTTAAAAGGCCTTTGGGATCAATATAAACTTAGAGAGTCAGATGTTAGTATTACACTTAACCCTCCTTCTTATTTCCATGTAGCAAGAGAGGCTCAAATTGAAGAGCTTAAGTTTAAATCTTTCTCTGATTTAACTGGTACTGAAGCAGTATCTAAGACTTACGCATTGAAAAAGTTCATGGGCTGGACTGACGAAGAAGTTAAAGCTAATAGAGAGTGGCAGAAGAAAGATGCTGCATTTGTATTTGAACTTAATCAAATTACTAATGCTGGACCGAACTGGCGAGAGGGCTTAACTGCTGGTGGCGGAGCAGCTCCTGGTGGCGGTGGTGCACCTGCTATGCCGGGCGGCAGCGGGGGTATACCTTCATTCGGACCAGGCCCGTCTGGTGGCGCCCCGGGACCTGAAGCTGGTGCCCCTGAAGGAGGCGCTCCTGCAGGTGGTGCTGAAGCTGGTGCACCAGCAGCTGGCCCGCAACCAGCTGGAGGCCCGGCTAGTGCATTACCAACAGCATAATTACC